GTTCGTACTAAATAGCAGCAAGGAGTCCGGCTAATTGCAAGGCCAAGGGACCATATTTGCCGACGGCTCTTCCTACCATTGGTACTGCAGTTTGAATCCCACTACTTACTTTCTTCAAACCACCACGCAGCTGTTGCATAATCTTGGCCACGTGCAGTGGGTTCTCAAACCACTGCTGCATGACTTTAATTTGCTCGAGCGCACGATCGTTAGCGGCCTCAGAAGTACTAGAAACGCCCAATGACGGAAATTGGTCATTAGTCTTGTACTCCAGGGCATAAGATGTGGTCCAATAAAAATCTTGGCCCTCAGTACTCGTCACCTGAAGGTAGACGAGGAGGGAATCAGACTGGTACAATATCGGCCAGAAAGAGTCTGTGACAACAGTTCCATTGGTCTCGTGATAGACCTTGAACTCAAAATCACTCTCATGTGAAGGCTTGAGGTAGCCATAAATGCCATTATAGGCAGACATTTGGACAGCCTGAGCTTGGGTGGAGACTTTATCAAAATCCCCAACGAAGTCCATCCAATTTGTGTCCTTGGGTAGTTGAACACCAATAAGCTTTCCTTGCATGCCAGTGATGCTGGCATTATTGGTAGCCATAATAGAGGCACCAATAATACGCGTAGCGTCAATCTTCAGAATGTTGGCGGCATAGCCCGGGATTGCACGATGGCAAAAGCAGGCTTGGCCTCCAGTAATGTTGATAGCTGATATTGTTGAGTCTTGGGCGGTAGTACAGCCGAGCGTTATACCGTAATAGCCAGAATACGTTGCATTCACGGCGGTCACAGTAATATTAAGCCCAGCTCCTATACCAGCAGAAGTGGCTACAGTGTTGGCGACAGGGTCACCTTCAGAGTCACACTTCCACACTTGCCAACGCACAGCCGAAGTTCCTGCAGAGTTATTCGTCCAAGTAAACTTGAGCAAATCACTTGCGTTTAGCCACACAAACCTTACATCAGGTTTAGACGGATGGGCACCGGCATACATAGTATGCCCGTGTGGTTCATAGGTCATGGACGGATCAGACGTCCCCTGAATTATTGGTAGCGGCTTAAACGACAGGTCATCCAATTGTAATTTTCCAATTACATCATACGTCAAAACATCAGCCGCAGCACCACCTTTAAAAGTGAAGTTGTATTTGAACGTTTGAGCAGATGTGTTTTGGTCATACAAGATGGCCCCACACTCAGCTATGCGAGTTACCAAACCCATACAGTCAGTTGTCGGCATAACCGAATTGGCTGCTAGGGTGCCACCCTTCGCAAACCCAACATTTGGGCGTGAGAAAAGGTTAGCAGTAGCGGTTGGTTGTTCATTGTACTTAGAACCCCAACGAAACCCAAGCTTGTTGATAGGCATTGTTATTGCCTCAACAGCTTGCAAATAAGCCGTATTAGAGACCGCAGCTGCTTTCGCACGCGCAGGCCCCTTAGCCTTATTAACGTTCGCACGGGTTTGCTGGAGGGCAGCCTGAACGGCTTTTCCAGCAATGTTCTGTATAGCATTACCTTGAACATTATTGTTGTTGCCCTTGCCTTTACCTTTTCCTCTGTTACCTCGCGACTTCTTCTTGCCAGGTTGGCGTTGAGTCAGTGCAATGGTACCATTGGGTTGAATGGCGAGTGACATGAGATAGGGAGAGGGTGTAAATAGTTACGAACCTAGCTGACCACGTGTGCGCGCTAATGCACAATGAAAGGCCTGCGTTGACATAAAAGGGTTTTACCAGTCAGCAAGATCATCACTGCTAGGGTCTCGCAGGCGCTTACGCACGTGGAGGCCAGCAGGAGCCGGTGTTACCAGGCTCAGGGCCATAAGGTCCAATGATGCTTGCCAATCCTCTTCGCTGATCGGCGGAGCCTTGCTAGCAACGGAAAGACAAAAGACCCGAAAGTCTCGACTTAACGCGCCAACAAAAGCAAACCCACAGTGGTGAAACCGACAATTCAACAAGTGAATTGTTTGGTTAGGAACCTGAAGAACCGAAGCCCGGAAATTAAACCGAAGCTCAGCTCTATAGGGTACACCAGAGTAGTACTTCCACTTCCTGGTGGTTTGGAAGCAAGTGCCTTGGCCGTAACCATGAACAAGGTGCACTGAGCCAGGTTGTTGAGGATGCTCAATAAAATCATCCCAACTCTTCTCAGTTGCACAACCAGAAGGCACGCAAGTATCCCCAAAGCATTCGCACACCATATAGGTGTGACCGAACACAGTGAGGGCTCGCAACCCCCCGGTAACCAATGAGTTATCATTAGCTTCCATGTTGCCATTTAAGGCATGCATGAGCTTTGACCACCCTTTGGCAAGCACTTCACCAAAACCATCAACAATCGACAGCACAGTAACGGTGATACTCAATGTGAATATCATGCCAGCCTCCTTAACAAACACAGGAACACGATCAGCAACACTAGGAAAAGCTGACACGTGTCCAGAGACCTCATGGCACCGCATGACACCAACATTATAAAAATAATGTAGCGCCAACGCAGGTTTGAGGCCAAACGTTCGTGAAACGAACGTTGTTAGTAAATGGAGGGGCAAGGGTCCAGCAAGATATGCGACGGCTGTTAACCACCGCTCATCCACTGGAGCCACCGCAACATAACCAATCAATTCAAGTGTAGGAATCGCCAACACAGCAAGATTCGATCTTTGTTTAAGGAGCTCCTCAAACAACGGACTGCCCACAAACACCAACCACTCATGTGCTTCAGACACTTCAATATCCAACAACACATCGACCAAAGAACCCAATGAAGCCATAAAGACTGAGGAAGGCCGCCAATTAGATTCAACCAATTGGCAATCAACCTCGACTATATGATCAAGCACGGGGTGCTGTATGGTACAAATGACACTAGTGATATTCTCCTCGAGCCACCTTTCTAGCGCAAGCACATCCACAGCTGTTAGGCCGTAGAGATGATGCATCATATCAAAGGACTCAGGGCAAACCTCACCAGGGTCAACGACGTGATACTTATGTTCCTCCTGCTTAAGAGCTTTTACACTCACGGCAGGGGTCAAAGCAAGGATACGAGCGTTTATGACCCGCAACACAGGAATGTGGCTGACGTCATCACGTAAACCCAAAGCGACTTGCCTCAAACGAATGAGGATGTCGGTTTGTGTCTCCAAGTTAGCACGACTATGATAAGATTTCACAATCACACGACCAATCTTCGGTCCGAAGATTGTCCCCTTAGTAGAAGGCCAAAAGCGACCAGAACAAAATGTTAGGTCAAACTTATTGGTAAACAGTGCGATTTCCATGTTGAATCCGCTTAGTTTATTATGTTTGGCTAGCTCCTCGCCGTACTTAAGGCGATTTTCTGCTCTAACTCTAATAAACCCAGCTTCATCATCACCAGCGATTAGCTCAAATGCATGGCGCCTTCCATTGGCTACCACCGACCGCTCGACAACTGAGCAGTGCTGATTAAAGTAATCCTTGCTGAAACCGACCATCATTGAAGTCCCAGATGATGTCCAAGCGTAACCAGATTTAATGGTATACTCACCTTCGTAGTAGACACCGTTAGGCGTGAACCCTCGAAAGTGTTCTTGAGAATGCATCAAATGAATCGTCAACGATTCGCGGATGAAATGGCAAAAAAGTTTTTGTGAAAAGTCCATCTGAGGCAAACCGATCTGAGAATCAGTTCGGATACCATCAGACTCACTTAACAACAACTCTTCAGGGGGGATGTTTTTGATAATATCATCAAATACGGCTCCCAACTTATTGGCATTGAAGCCAGAGGTCCATATCAAAGTAGAGCTAAACTCACCAATACGGTAAGTTAACGCTTTCTTAAGGCGCGCATTAACGGCAGCAAAAGTAGGGCCACACAACACCTGAAAAGATGGAGTACTACCCTGAATTAACCGCGGATCAAATGACATAACACCAAAAGAAGAAAAACACTTAATCAACAACTCTTGCTTCATAAAGGGAGCAGTTGGGTGTTTATCCTTAATGATATAGGCTTCTAAGGTTTGGGTTGCTTGGAGTAACACACCTTGTCTAGCAGAGGGGAATCTCTTGATCCACTCCACTCGATCAACAGGTCGTACTTTGGATATGTATCCAATTTTCCGATGCTGCTGTTTCTCGAGGGGGAGCAACCGCTTAGAATTCATAACCCAGTTGTATTTGGCGTTCCAAAGAGCACAGCAATCTGCGAACTCTAGAGCAGTCATGTCATCAACTGGTTTCCTTCTAAGACCACGATTTGCAATCATTAACTCATCATTATGAGTACAGCTACGTGCAACCACCGGTTTACGGATGGTGACAGCAGGCCCAATCTGCATACAACCAAAAGTTGGTGTGCAGTTGAACCGCTTCAAATCAATAGAATAACGTGCTCCCTTTGCTAAGGGGAGAACAATTGTCCTACCGAAATTGCAGTGACTAATGTACCTAATGGGGCCATGATTGACCACGCGTGCGGTAAAAGAATCATAAGATATTGGCTCGTAGAGCTCGAAACTCTTCTTACCAACCCCTATAACCCAGTGCCAAATGTTACGCACCAATTCGGTAGCGTTATCAATAAGGGTAGCATGCAAAAACTTCCCAAATCTAAACACCACCTTATGGAGGTTCGCATGAGGCACTCGGCGGACCACGGCCTGAGATGCTGAAGCGTGTAATCGTTTGTGCGCATTTGAGTTAGACCAAATGATGTAACCTGCGAGGGTCGCTATCAAAATGGTTGATTTGTTCTCATAACACCATCGTAAGATGGTGCCTGGGTGCCAAGGCACATTAAAATTCAAGAGGCCACGCAGTTTGCCAAAACCATAGTGATTATCAATCACCATGCTAGAGACAGTCTTTGTTTCCTGATGTAAATTAATAACAAACCCCAATGCAGTACAATACACAGCAACTTCTGCTTGCTCAGTTGGTGTAAGTCCTTGCCTTCCAAGGAGGGTTTTAGCTTGCTGTACTGCTTGTTGAAACAGCACAGGTGACCGGTCCTTGGCTGCAACGTAGAGAGCAATCGCACCTACAACGTCTTTAGGCAGCCTTAAGATCTTGTCTTTGGAAAACCCAAGGATGAATGTGTCTTCGTATGAGTACATACTGGCTTCACTAGTTAGAAAGTCTTCAAACACGGTGGCCACCAAAGTGTCTTTTCCTAAAAAGGAACGAAACTCAACGGGGCCAACAAGTTTGGCCTGGTTTTGCGCTTCAATTAAGCTCAAAATTCTGAACTTATTTGAAGAAACCATAGGCACAATCTTATCAGTGACAGTGAACATGTATATAGCAGTGCTTCCTCGCATCATAACACTATCCCAACAAAGTTGGTAGGTAACACCTCCAACGGTACCGACATAACCCATTTCATTTAGCCAACGAAGGTTAGAATGAACATAAGTTTTGGCTTCATGGTGCACTGTCATTTCAACAGTGTCACCACTACGCATCTCATATGTTGCCTCACCAGCACTAAACGTACCTTTAACACTAGGAAAAAGGTGATGTGCTGAAATAAATGTCCTACTCGAAACGAGCAAACAAATCTCCAACACTTGTTGTGGTGTAAGGTAATACAGGACATGGACCCCCATGGCAGTCGAAAATCGACCTTCTAGGAGTTCAGTACACTGTTGAGGACACATGTGATTACAGTATCGTAATTTGGTAGGGTGCCTATGTAGCTTGCGGCGATTTTCACGAATGACATCGGCACTATCCAAAATTGGGCAGGCGGACCAAACATTCGTTCGACCTTTGTTGAAGTGTCTAATAGGATTGCCACCCACATCGATCACCTCAGTGGTCTTCAATGGGAGCATACCAATTATATCCTCTTCAACAGCAGCACGCTCGATAGCTAGCAGAGGGTGTGTGTGCGGTGTAGGATGCACAAGCTGAACAGTTCTTCCAGGGTACAACACTTTCTCAACAAACTGCTTTTGGGCGTCAGTTAAGCAAAAGTGACATACGACGGCATCTTCATCAGCGCTATCCTCGTCACTTGAGTCATCGGTAGCAGGGGAAGCTCCAGGTGGTGGAGGTGGTGTGGCTGGTTGCACGACTGCCTTTTTGGGAGCCTTAACAGGTTTAGGTGTTGGGGCGGGCTTAGTTGCCACTTTCGCGCTAGGTGTCGCCACCTTCTTAGGGGTGGGTAACTTAACAGCAGTGACTACTACTTTGGCGGGCGCCAAAGCTGCTTTAGCAGGGCCACCGGCTCCTTTCGATCCTACTAGTCCTATTGCAGCCTTGACAGCCTTCACCGGTGGTGCCGGTGCGGCTGGAGCAAGACCCAACAAGCTCTCATCAGCAGGGCGCGGAATAGGTATAGCTCCCTTTACGGGGGCTGCCACATTCTTAGCGCGAACTGGAGGGGGTGGTGTTACTGTTGCCTTAACCTCAACCAGTGTCTCCACAGGTTTGGGCGTAGGTGCCACAGCCTCAGCATCAGTGCTCTTAGGGGACAATCGAGCTTTACGCTCTTTAATCTCCTTTTTCTTGAGCCTCTTCTTCTGCGACTTGGATAACTTAGAATCAGACGTGTCACCCAACTCAGCAACCGCATCCTTAACAAACTCGGGTGTCAATACACGAGGTACAACATCCAGAGGTGCTTGGGGAGGCAAGAAGCCAAATGGGGGAGCCAACGGGGTGGACACTACAAGTGCACCAACGGGTTGACTCACTGCCGGAATTGCAGGAGCCATCGGATCTATGACAGAGGGAGCAGCCCCCTTGTCCTCGTCCTTGTCGTCGGACTGGGGGGGGGGCAACGCGTACTGCTGTGGCAGTACAACGTCTTCGTGCTTTTTAAGTAGCTCATAAAACTTCATAAGAGCACGGGGGGCCTGGAATTTACCACCTTTAGCAGATGACCAAAAGGTCAACATGAGGGTCCATATAGCCTTAATCGGGACATTAAGCGTCGGGAGTTCGACCAAAAACTGTGCCTCGCCAGTCAACCGCCTAAACATAGGGGTGCCACGAGGAAACAATTTAGATCGACTCTGAGCAAAGGAAGTCCAAATTGAGATATACTCAGGGTGAACTTTCTTGTCCTCAGTGAGACAATAAGGCACCAAAAACTGGTTAGGCCTTAGCTCATTGGGAATATAGGTCGAATATATAGTCTCTGGGGACGGATCGTCCCTCTGCATGATGAAGTAAATGATTCGCAGATCGGGGAAGTCCCAGGGGCCTCTAGGGGCACCACGCTTTTCATCAGCAAAAATATCTCCATCTTTAGATGCCCATTGCGCCATAGGCAGCACATCGGCAAAATAAAAGAAGTCATCCTCATCTTTAGTAGTTGGGATGGTAGAGAGGTCATAATTGATGATGCCATAGCTACTGGGTATGGTGGCCAAACCGGCTTCCACGTACTGGCGTGCCGAGAAAACCATAAACATTCTGTCAGCATCACGACTCACACAAACAAATCCCCTACACTCAGCAGTCTGACG